GGATTGGTCCGCGTCCTATGGCACTAACCTGGGACGACAGTTCGCAGGGCGCGGAACTCTATGACGGCTTCATCGCGGCGGCCGTTGCCGAGGCTATCGCTGAGGACGCCGCCTGGTATTGCTGGCACGCTTCGCGCCGTCAGGCGATGCTGGAAGCCTGCTGGGAGAAGGCTGGGGCCTTCGTCCATCAGCAGATCATCTGGGTGAAGGAACGCGGGGTTTTGACCCGGTCGCATTACCTCTGGAAGCACGAGCCCTGTTTCATGGGCTGGATCAAGGGCAAGCGTCCGCCGAAGGTGGCCGAGGAAACACTGGCCTCGACTTGGGCGCTGCCGAGTTTCGCCAAAGACGACCGGCCCGATCACCCGACGCCGAAACCGCTTGATGCGTTCGGGATCCCGATGCGCCAGCATTTGGCGCGCGGCGGACTTTGCTACGAGCCGTTTTCGGGGTCGGGATCGCAGATCATGGCAGGCGAAGCCAATGGCCGCCGTGTCTTCGCGATGGAGATCAGCCCGGCCTATATAGATGTCGCGATCGAACGCTGGCAGGCCGACACCGGGCGCGAGGCGATCCTCGATGGTGACGGAAGGACCTTTGCGCAGGTGAAGGCCGAGCGGCTAGGCGACGGAGCGGGCAGTCCGCCCGATACATACGACGTCGATCCTGAGCCTGCGCGAAAGCGCAAATCCGCCGCGTGACATACATGACCTGGCTCTACATCCCTCCGGAGATGCTTCCGGAGCCGGAGACGCGTGCCTTTTCGGCCTCTCCCTCTGCTCCGGCGCTGGTGGAATCGACCTCGGGCTCACCATCGCACTGCCCGGATATCGTTCTGTGGGCCATGTCGAACGGGAAACCTTCGCCGCAGCCATTATCGTGGCGCGGATGGAAGACGCGTCCCTGGATCGCGCGCCTGTCTGGGACGACGTTGTCAGCTTCGACGGCAAACCGTGGCGCGGCGCGGTGGATATCCTCTCTGCGGGCTATCCGTGCCAGCCGTTCTCGGTCGCGGGCAAGCGCAGGGGCGCGGACGATCCGCGCCACCTCTGGCCTCATGTCGCCCGTATCATCCGCGAGATCGAGCCGCCCTTCGTGTTTCTTGAGAATGTCGCCCATCATCTCCGCCTCGGCTTCCCCGAAGTCGCCAGCGGACTGGTCGGCATGGGCTACCGCCTTGCGGCAGGCATCTTTACGGCGGCGGAGGTCGGCGCGCCCCACAAGCGCGAGCGGCTCTTCATTCTCGCCATCCGCGACGGAGACGAACTGGCCAACCCCGCGCGCTTACTCCGGGACCCGGTCGAGTGGCGGGAACCGGACGGAATTACTGCGGCTCTGGCCGACGCCAAGGGCCAGCGCCAACGAGAACCGGCAGATGAAGCCGACACCTTCGCAGGAAGCGGGTCAGCACGGGCTGAACCTCGCGACGACGGCGGCACTCTGGCCGACGCCACAGACCGACAGTTTCCGCAGCCGGGGTGGCGAGCGCAAGGACGAGAAGGGCCTGGATCGCATGGCGCGGGACTGGCCGACGCCGATGGCTAACGATGGCTGCAAGCCGAGCGCGGGCAACCGCCGGATGGCCGATCTGACACATGCAGCGGGATTGTGGATGACGCCGACCGCGCGCGATCACAAGGACGGGGCGACCAGTCTGGCCAACACGCCGGTGAACGGCCTGCTTGGCCGCCAAGTCCTGACGACGCCGATGGCTGGACGCGATACCTCCGGCATGCGCCGGACCTTGAACCCGCTGTTCGTCGAGGCGCTGATGGGCTGGCCCACCGGGTGGACCGGCTTCGCCTCTGTGGAAACGGCGTGGTGCCGCTGGTTGCGGCGCATGCGCTCAGAACTCTCGCGGCTGAATTGCTGGCCGATGGATTAGGCAGTGGCATGAAGCAGTCGCGCGTCATGTCGTTGATCGAGTCTCTCGCCAACGTCGCGGTGGGCTACGCGCTTGCCGTCGGCACGCAGATGCTCGTCTTTCCCCTGTTCGGGTTGCACACCACGCTTGAGCAGAACCTGACGATCGGCGCGATCTTTACTGTGGTGAGCATCGCGCGGTCATTCGCCCTGCGGCGGGTGTTCGAACGGATCAGGGTTGCCAGTCGCTGCGGCGGCCATGCCGGACATGCAGAACCTGCACCACCCCGTCGATGACGGCATAGTAGATGCGCCAGCGAGTTGCCCGGCCGTAGAGAGCACGGCGGATCGGCAGTTCGAAAGCCTGCGACTCGGGCGTAATCGGATGCGCCTCGGGCATCGTACCGAGGCGAAGGATCGTATCCCTGATGCCTGACAGCCATTCGTCCGCAGCCCTCGGATTGCGCTCCCGCAGCCAGACCCATGACTCAGTCAGGTCATCCGCCGCGTTGGGCGTGATGATCACGGGCAATGGCGCAGTCATTTCGATTGGGCGAGGCCGTCGAAAAAGCGTCCGGCCTCGATGCCCTCTCCGGCGCGAGCCTGCGTCAGACCCTTGCGGATTCCGGCGACGGTCTCGGCGTATTCGAGCTGCTCCTGCATCTCCTGCCACGCCGCCGCGTCCATCACGACGACCGAGGGCTTGCCGTTCACGGTCAGGATCTGCGGCCGCCCCGTCTCTTTGATGCGCGCGATCATGCGCGCCGACTCCCGCTTGAACTCGGTCAGCGGGCTGATGTCCTCGGTGATGTTCATGGGCTGCCTCCTGACGCGCATCGAATTCAGCGCGAATATAGCATCCTTATCGATGCGCGTCGAGGACTTTGGCCGTCACGCGATTCGGTAAACCCGTCCGCGCCCCTCCACCTTCTCGGACGTCACGTCAAGCCCGAGCTTCTTCTTCAGTGCTCCGGCCATCGCGCCGCGCACCGTGTGGGCCTGCCAGCCAGTGGCGGTGGTGATCTCCTCGATGGTCGCGCCATCCGGCGCGCGCAGCATGGCGATCAGCGCGGCCTGCTTGGTCCCCGCGCGTGGCGTGCGCGTCGAATGTGCGGCTTCGGCGTTGCTATCCTGTGAGGACGCCTCCGGCGGCGCTTCTGTCGCGCTCGCGGGTGCGGTTTCGGCATCGTCCGGCTCGATGCCGATGGCGGCAAGACCCGCGTCGGTGGCGACCAGCGTCGTGCCGTGGCCGTCGCCGGTTTCGCGCCAGACCGGTTCGCCACTTCGTGAGTTTACTTCGACCTCTTGCAGCAGGCCCTTCGCGATCATCGTGCTGACGACCTTGGCGGCTGCCCCGCCCCGCAAGGATTCGGGCAGCGGCAGGGCGACGCGCTCGGGCCGCTGCGCGGCAGCGCTCAGGATGATGGCTTGGGTGTCGGACAGCTGGGTCATCGGAACCTCCGGTTGGAGAGCGCCGCGACCATCGCGGCGCTTCTACGAGGCCAAGCCCCGCAATCGCGGGGCTGGCGCGGAGGTCGGTCGGATCATTCGGCGTGTTCGCCCTCGCGGAAGGCGCTGTCGGTGATGCGCTTCAAGAGTTCGGCGTAGTGGGCGAGCGTCCCGACATGGCCCCAATGCACCTCGTCCGGATGAACATCGAAATGCTCGTCACTCAGGGCGGCAAGGCGCGCCAGCATGGCGTCGATCTCGACCTTGCGGGCGATGAAGGCGTCGAGGGCTTGGGCTTTTCGGGGTGCGCGGGTCATCGGAATTCTCCTTGGTTCATGACCCCATACAGGCTCTGTCCCGGGCGCTTATCAAGGCAATAAGTGCATCAAAACATTATGTTTTCGGAGCTGACATGCAGGGCATGGGCGAGCGCCAGTACGCGTCCCATGTCGGCTTGTCGCGGGGCGCGATCCAGAAGGCGAAGACGTCGGGACGGCTCGTCCTTCATGCCGATGGTTCGGTCGATGCGCGGGCCAGCGATGCGCGCCGCGCGTCGATGACCGATCCTTCGAAGCAGCGCCGTGATGGAGCCGAGGCAAAGCTGAAACCCGTCCCCGATGCGGCCTTGTCCGCGGTCGGCGACACGCTGCGCGAAAGCGGAATCGCGCCATCGCCGGCTGGCGGCGGGACCACGTTTCTCCAGGCAAAGACCGCCAACGAGGTGCTGAAGGCTCAGGAACGGCGTCTGCGTCTGCAGCGCATGAAGGGCGAGGTCATCGACCGCGCGCGGGCGACGGCGCTCGTCTTTCGACTGGCGCGCGAGGAGCGCGATGCGTGGGCGAACTGGCCCGCACGGATCGCGGCATTGATGGCGGCGGAGCTCGGCCTGGAAGCGTACGCGATGCAGAAGGTTCTGGAGACCCATGTCCGAGCGCACCTCGCCGATCTCGCCGAGGTCGCCACAGACTTCCGATGAGCTGTTCGCCTTCGAAGGCGTCGATGCGCTCGTCCAGGCCTGGCGTGACGGGCTCATGGCCGATCCCGCGCTCACCGTCTCGGAATGGGCGGATCGGCACCGGTTCCTGAGCCCGCGCGCTTCGGCGGAGCCCGGGCGCTATCGCACAGACCGCACGCCCTACATGCGCGCCATCATGGATGCGCTGTCGCCCGGCAACGCCGCGCGCCGCATCGTCTTTATGAAGGCGGCGCAGGTCGGGGCCACCGAGGCAGGCAACAACTGGATCGGCTATGTCATCCACCATGCGCCGGGGCCCATGCTCGCGGTCCAGCCGACGGTGGAACTGGCCAAGCGCTTCTCGCGCCAGCGCATCGATCCGCTGATCGCGGAAAGCCCGGTCCTTCGCGAGCGCGTCAAGCCGCAGCGCTCGCGCGACGCTGGCAACACGGTTCTGTCGAAGGAGTTCCCGGCGGAGCTTCTGGTCATCACCGGCGCGAACAGTGCGGTCGGCCTGCGCTCCATGCCGGCGCGCTACCTGTTTCTCGACGAGATCGACGCGTATCCGCCGTCCGCCGATGAGGAAGGCGACCCCGTCGCACTCGCGGAGGCCCGCACGCGCACCTTTTCCTGGCGGTCGAAGGTTTTTCTCACCTCGACGCCGACGATCCATGGCGTCTCACGGATCGAGCGCGAGTTCGAAGCCAGCGACCAGCGGCGCTATTTCGTGGCTTGCCCGAATTGCGATCACCGCCAGTGGCTCCGCTTCGAGCGCCTGCGCTGGGAGAAGGGGCAACCGCACACGGCGCACTATGTCTGCGAGTCTTGCGACGGCCAGATTGAGGAGCATCACAAGACGTCCTTGATGATGTCCGGCGAATGGCGCCCGACGCGCGATGGCGTGCACGCGGGAACGGTGGGCTACCACCTCTCCGGGCTCTATTCGCCGTTGGGCTGGCTCTCGTGGGCCGATATCGCCCGGATGTGGGAAGCCGCGCAGACCAGCGACGAGGCCAAACGCAGCTTCAAGAACGGCGTTCTGGGCGAGACATGGATCGAGACCGGCGAAGCGCCGGACTGGCAGCGGCTCTACGAGCGGCGTGAGCCATGGCGCATTGGCACGGTGCCGAGCGGCGGTCTGTTTCTGACGGCCGGCGCCGACATCCAGAAGGACCGCATCGAAGTCTCGGTCTGGGCCTGGGGTCGCGGGCTCGCGAGCTGGCTCGTGGACCACATCGTCATCCCCGGCGGCCCGGACAGTGCCGAGGCGTGGGCGGCTCTGACGGATCTCCTCGGCCGGACCTGGCCGCACGCTCATGGCGTTCGCCTGAGCCTCTCGAAAGTGGCTATCGAAACCGGTTTCGAAGCGCCGGCTGTCTATGCATGGGCGCGCCGGCAGGGCTTTGCGCAGGTTACCCCCATCAAGGGCGTCGAGGGCTTCAATCGTGCGGCGCCGGTCACCGGCCCGACCTTCGTCGATGCGACGGAAGGTGGCCGGAAGATCCGCCGCGGCGCGCGTCTCTGGACGATCGCGGTTTCGACCTTCAAGGCCGAGACCTATCGCTTCCTGCGGTTGTCGAAGCCGACCGACGAGGACGCGGCGGAGGGAGCGCAGGGCCCGGCTGGGCTTGTGCATCTTCCGCAGGGCGTCGACGCCGAATGGGTCAAGCAGCTTGTCGCCGAGCATCTGGTGACCGTCACGACGAAGCGCGGGTTTCAGAAGCTCGAATGGCAGAAGGTCCGCGAACGCAACGAGGCGCTGGACTGCCGGGTCTATGCCCGCGCCGCCGTCTGGATCGCCGGAGCTGATCGCTGGTCCGAGGACACGTGGCGCGATCTCGAAGATCAGGTCGGCCCCCAGCCTGCGGACACCGACGACACGCACTCGAACAACGAAGCCGGGCGTCTCGTCCGTCCAAACCCGGCATCCACGAAGCGGCAGAGCGACTGGCTCGGCCCGCGCGGGAAGTGGTTCTAAGGAACAGTCATGGCCTGGACGATCGACGAACTCGATGCGCTAAAACGCGCCTATGCCAGCGGCACGCCCCGGGTCAGCTATGACGGCAAGACGGTCGAATATGGCTCGGCGGACGACCTGCTGAAGCGCATCCGCACCATCGAGACCGAGATCACGGCATCGTCCGGCGTGTCGCGCCCAATCGCGGGCTATGCCGGTTTCGGGCGAGGCGACCGATGAGCCAGGTCACCTTCCTAGACCGGATGGTGGCGTGGGCCGCGCCCGAGGCAGACGTGAGACGCGCGCTCGCGCGGCGCAGCTTCGAGGCGCTTGCCACCAAGACCCGTGGGTATGACGGCGCGGCCAAAGGGCGGCGCACAGACGGCTGGAAGGCGGCAGGAACATCGGCTGACGCCGAGATCGTCGCCGCCAGCGGCCTGCTGCGGGACCGCATGCGCGATCTCACTCGCAACAATCCGCACGCGGCGAAGGCTGTTTCCGTTCTGGTCAACAACATCGTCGGCAGCGGCATCATTCCACGTGCAGCCACGGCTGACGCCAAGCTCGACGAGACGGTGGACCGGCTCTGGACCGAGTGGACCGCCGCCTGTGACGCCGACGGACAGCTCGACATCTTTGGGCTGCAGACCCTGGCCGTCCGGGAAATGATCGAGGCTGGCGAGGTGCTGATCCGCCGCCGCCCGCGACGTCCGAGCGATGGTCTCTCCGTTCCGCTCCAGGTCCAGATCATCGAAGCCGATCTTCTGGACAACACCCGCAACGGCGATCTCGCCGATGGCGGGCGGTTGCTTCAAGGCATCGAATTCGATCCCTTGGGCTGTAAAAGCCAGGACTTGATCTGCTAGACGGTGTCTGGAGAGCTGTCGGGTGCCGTCTGTCCGATATGATCAGGCGGCGATCATTTTCTCCTTTGCCAAAGGCTTGGCGTCAAGGAATGTCTG